ATGCGCGTCACCATGACCCAAGGAATCGGCGGCTACCGCAACGGTGTTCCGTGGCCCGCCAAGGGCGAGGAGATCGACCTGCCAGTGGCGGAGGCCCTCGATCTGATCAGGGCCAACTACGCCCGGGCATCCGAACCCGACCAGGCCCTCGCCATCGCGATCGGTGCAGTCCCCGACACCGCAGGTGTGCCCGCAGTGCCCGACCTCAAGAAGGCCAAGAAGCCCGAGCTGATCGAGTTCATCGAAGCCCGCGGGCTCGATGTCGACATGAAGCTCGGTGTCCGCGAGATGCGCAGGGCCGTGGCCGAGCTACTCGAGGAGCACGACGATGAGACCGACACCCCCGAACCGGATGGTGACTCCACCGGCCCGGCTGGCGGCACCGGACCGCAAGTCGGTGAAGCGACCGGCGAACCTCGCGTCCAGGTCGGACTTGACGAGCTCGACAAGGGGCAGCTCCTCGACCTCGCCGCGAACCTGAACGTCTCGGTCAACCCGGCGCTGGACGTCGACGAGATCCGCGCTGTGCTCGCCGCCGCCGGCGTGATGGGCGAGCTCGTCTCCGTCGACGGGCCGCCTGCGGATCCGCTCGAGGTCTGACCGGTGGCCCTCGCGGTGGGCAGCGATGCCCGGGTGATCTCCCCGTTGTTCACGAATCTCGACGAGTCCCCGACCGGGACCGACGAGGCGCCGACCGTGGCGGTGTCCTCGCTGCTCGCGGGCACGCTGACCGCCCCTGCGGTGGCGGCGTGGGAAGGCCAGACCGGCTTCTACCGGGCCACGTTGACCGCGGCTGCGCACCTCACCGGCCTGGACCAGCTGACGCTCACCTGGGCTGGCGAGGTCGCCGGGGCCGCCCGCACCCTCACGTCCACTGCCGAGGTGGCCGGCGGCGTGTACGTGCCGACCGACGTGCTCGCCGCCCAGCGCACCGTCCCGGCGACCGGCATCGACCTGGCTGCGATCAGGGCGTGGCGCGACACCTTCGAGTGGCTGGCCGAGCGGGCACGCGGCGCGGCCTACGTCCCTCGGCTCGCCGTCGAGGACCACCCCGCGACCGAGCGGGGCGTGGTGTCGCTGCGGTGGGCCCGGGCCCGGGAGCTGCGGGCGGTGTGGGTCGACGGTGTCGCCCAGGACGACCTCGACGCCTGGTGCCTCGACCCGGGTGCGGGCACCGTCAAGGGCCCGTTCACCCGCCCGACCCGCCTCGCCTACACCCACGGCCATGACCAGCCGCCGCCGGCGCTGGTGGTGGCCTGCCGGGACTACGTGCGGGCCAAGGCCTTGGCGGACACGTCGGACCAGCAGCGCACCGTGCTGTCGTTCACGAACCTGGCGTCGGGGGAGACCTACCGGTACGGCACCGCCGACTGGAAGGCCGGCCGGTGGACCGGCATGGAGGGCATCGACTCGCTGATCGCGTCGGTCGATGACGAGCGGATCCCCGGTGTCGGATGACCCAGCTGATCTCTGACCGGGCGGCTACCAAGCGGCGCATCGTCGAGGTGCTCACCCACGCGTCAGGCCTGACCCAGGTCCAGGTGTCCTACAGCTACCCGGGCGCAGCGACCCGCAACGAGGCGATCTGGCTCGGCCCGCCGGCCGGCGACCGCGAGCACACCGACTTCGGCAGCACCAGGCCGGGCCGAGACGACGTGTGGACGCTGCCGATCGTGGCAGCCGTCGCCGGGTTCGCCTCCGAGCTCGAGGCCGACCGGCGCTGCCAGGAGATCGTTGCCGCCATCGATGACGCCCTCTACACCGGCACCCAGCTCGGCGAATCCTGGCGTCACGTCGCCCTGTACCCGGGTCGCTGCGACGGCCCGACCGGCTTCCGAGTCGCTCCGAACGAACCGGCCGCGTCGGTGGCCGAGCTGACGATCGAGATCCGTGTCCCGCTCCGCGGAGCCTGACCATCCACCAGGAGTACTCCCATGCGTGTCCGCTACACCGGCCCGGCCGGCTACACCTACGCGCCCATCGGCGGCGCGCCGTTCACGCCGGCACCAGGCGACGTGCTGAACCTCGACGAGGACCTGGTGGCCACGCTCGGCCCTGCCTTCGAGCCGGTCGACGCCCCGCCTGTGTTCGACCCGGCGACCGCCAAGAAGGCCGAGCTCGTGGCGTTCGCCGCCGAGCACGGCCTCGACATCGACCGGTCCGCTCCCGTGGCGGACTTGCGGGCGGCCGTCACGGCCGCCTTCGACACCGCCGCACCCGCGGACGGTGACACCCCGAACGGCCAGGAGGGCTGACACATGGGTATCCAGGACAACTTCTGGACGATCGGCGAGGAGACCGTGGCCTGGGGCACCAAGGCCACGACCCTCACCCGCGGCATCGAGAACCAGACCGACGACGTCACCCCGAACGTCGAGTTCATGCAGAGCAGGGGGATGCGGCCTGCGACGGTGGCGACCCCGTCGGGCCGGTCGGTCGCGGTGCCCCGTGGTGGCCAGCACGTCATCACCGTCGATCTGCTGTCGGAGTCCCTCGGCCTGCTGTTCGCTTCGGTGGCGTCGTCGGTCGCGACGACCACCCCCGACGGCGCGACGAACGCCCGGCTCCACACGTTCACGCCGACCACGTCGGGCCCGGCGAAGTCGTTCACGATCCACGCCGGCCGCGCCCCGATCGGTGGCACGGTCCTGCACCACGACTACCTGGGGTGCATGGCCGAGCAGCTGAACCTGGCGCTCAACCCCAAGGGGCTCCCGGTGTTGAAGACCACCTTCAACTACAAGGAGCTCGACACCGACGCCGCCTCGGTCACCCCCGCGTACCCGACGGCCCCCCACGTGTACCGCGACATCGACTGCACGGTGACGATCGACGGCAACGGCGAGTGCTTGAAGTCGGCGGACTTCACGCTGCCGACCGGGCTCGACATGGAGCGGTGGCGGATCTGCTCCGGTGGCCGGGAGAAGCCGCTGCTGAACACCCGGGTGGAACCGACCGGCACCGTGGCGATCGACTACGACGACGACGCCTGGCACAACGCGTGGCTCGCCGGCACCGAGCTCGAGGACATGGTGATCACGTTCACCGGCCCCGAGATCGAGGACGGGTTCGACAACTTCGTGCGGGTCACGTTCCCGCTGATCCAGCTGACCGGATCGAGCCCGAAGGTCGGGCTCGACATGACCCCCGAGCAGGGGCTGCCGTTCCGGGTGCTCGACAACGGCACCGACCCGGTGTGGACGATCGAGTACCAGAACGCCGAGACCGCCTACTGACCCGATGGCCGACCGGGTCATCGCTGTCTCGGCGACCGGCCTGGACGAGCTGATCGCCGGGCTGCGTGGCGCCGGCCAGTCGCTGGGCCGCGAGCAGCGACGAGCGAACAAGGACGTGGCCACGGAGGCGCAGCGGTGGGCCCAGAGCGCCGCCCGCTCCGGGACCCGCCAGCAGGCTGCGATGGCCGGAGCCATCCAGGCCCGTGCCACCCAGACGATCGCCCGGCTGGCGCTGTCGCGTGCGCAGCGGTGGGGGGCTGCGAACCCGGCGTTCTGGGGGCAGCGTCGTCGGTTCGGCTGGTACGGCGGCTGGTACGCCGGCGAGCTGAACCGGCGGCGGGCTGCCGGATTCGCCGGCGGCCGGCCGCAGGGCCTGCCGTGGGTGGGCAACTCGTGGACGCCCGGCCGCAGCGGTGAGGGCCCCCACGTCCTGAACGACACGATCGCCGACCATCTCGACGAGATCGGCGACCTCTACCTCGATGCCCACATGCGTGCCTTGAAGGCCGCGTTCCCCGGAGGACCCGAATGAGCAAGATCACCGCCGTCATCGACGGCACCACCCACGAGGTCGACCTCACGAAGGTCACCGGCATGGACGCCATGCAGTTCCGGATGGAGACCGGCCAGGAGCTTGACCTGGCGGTGCTCGGCATCATCGAGCAGGGCGGCGCGGTGCTGCTCGCCGATCTGGCGGTGGTGAAGTGGCTGTGGCTCCGCCAGAACGGCGAGCCGTTGGCGAACTTCGCGCTGACGGCGGCCACGGTCACCCTGTTCCCAGCCGACCACGAGTCCCGAATGACGGACCAGGAGCACGTGGCGGCCTCGCTTCGAGCAGTGGCCGAGGCCCAGGCGGAGGTCGCTGCGGCGCAGACCGCTCTGATCGAAGCCACGGACGCCGTTCGCTCCGAGGCCGCCTCGGCCGGGGAGGGGTTGACCGTCCCGTGAGCGGCCGCGCGCTCACGATCGACATCACGACCCGCGACCAGCAGACCCTGGCCGCGCTCAAGCGGATCCAGCGCGAGCTGGGTCAGCTCGACAAGTCGATCGACACCACCGCGCAGAACAGCGACAAGCTCTCCAAGTCGGCCGAGGAGTACGCGGAGAAGCTGAGCGCGGCGCGCCAAGTTGCAGGCGGCATCGTCCTAGGTGGAACGGTGGCCACCCTGGGGGCTGCGACGAAGGCCGCAAGCAGCCTGGCCGAGGCCCAGGGCAAGGCGAGTGAGGTGTTCGCCGAGTCCTACGACGAGGTGAAGCGATTCGCCGAGGGGGCGGCTCAGTCGCTGGGTCAGTCCGAGCGCCAAGTGCTCGACGCGGCAGGCACCTACGGCAACCTCCTCCAGGCCATGGGCCTGACGACCGAGCAGTCCAAGGAGATGTCGATCGAGCTGGTCAAGCTCGCCACCGACCTGGCCAAGTTCAACGACGTGCCCGTAGACCAGGCCCTCACGGCGCTCCGCTCCGGGCTGTCGGGCGAGACAGAGCCGCTGAAGCAGTTCGGCATCAACCTCAACGATGCCCGCCTCAAGCAGGAGGCAATGACGCTCGGCCTCTACGACGGCAAGGGAGCTCTCGACGCCAACGCCAAGGCCCAGGCGGCGTACAGCCTGATCATGCAGGACTCGACCCTGGCGCAGGGGACCTTCGCGCGGGAGGCAAGCACCGCCGCTGGACAGCACAGCATCGCAGCCGCGGAGCTCGAAAACGGTGCAGCGTCCATGGGGACGGCGCTCTTGCCGGTGTACGCGAAGGCGGCAGGACTCGTCGGCGACCTAGCGAGCGCGTTCCAGCTACTCCCGGGTCCGGCGCAGACCGCAGTGGTCGGCGTTGGCGGGCTGACGTTGGCCGCTGGGCTGCTCGGGCCGAGAATCGCCGAGGGCGCCCGCATGATGCAGGTGGGCGGCGCCCGGGCAGCGGAGTTCGGCCGCAACCTGATCGTGCCGAAGCAGGCCGTCGAAGGGCTCGGAACTTCGTCTCAGGCCGCTCAGGGCCGTCTAGCCGGACTGCGCAGCAGCATCACCGGCCTGTCGGCGGGATCGGTGCTCGGCGCCACCGCGGTGGTGGGACTGGGCGCGGTCATCTACGGCCTTCAGCAGAACGCCGCGAACGCTCGGCGCCGTGCCGCTGAGCTCGAGGCCGCGATCATGTCGCTGGCGGACACCTCGCGGCAGACAGGCCGGTCCGTGGAGGACGTGTTCGTCAGCGATTCGCTGCCTCGCTGGTTCGCTGAGCACGCCGAGCTCGTCGATCGGTTCAACCTCAAGTCCGACGAGATGTGGGAGGCCCTCCAGCAGGGTGAGGGCGCCTGGCGGGACTACATCGAGGCGCAGGTGGGCGGGAGCAACAGCGATCACGCCTTGGCGCTGCTTGGCACGCTCGACATGCTCGGGAAGCAGTTCTATGGCGGCCAGGACGCAGCGAGCGCCTACACGGGGGCCCAGGAAGATCTGTCGTCGGCTACCGAGGACACCACCAAGTCCACCGAGGACATGGAGGCGGCGCAGCGGAGCGCGGCCGCCGCCATGGAGGAAAGCCGAGCGGCGGCAGAGCGGGCGCGGTCGGCGGCCGATGCCTACCGGCAGGCCGAGGATCAGGTGTCGTCGGCCCAGGAGGGCGTGGCATCTGCCCGGGCGCGGGTGGTCGACGCCGAGCGGGCAGTGGCCGACGCACGGCGTGGGGTGGAGCAGGCGTCGAAGGGCGTGGCCGACGCCGAGCGGGGCCTGGCTGATGCTCGTGCGGGGGCGGAGGAAGCGGCTCGTGACCTGGCCGACGCCGAGCGGGAGCAGCGCGAGGGCTCCGAGGCGTTGCGCGATGCCCAGGAGCAGGTGGCCGATGCCGAGCGGGATCTGGCTCAGGCGCAGCGCGACAGCCTCACCGCCCAGGAGGAGCTGAACCAGGCCCGGGAGACGGCCACCGAGCGGCTGGAGCGCATGCGGGCGGCGTTGGCCGACGACTTCGAGATCCGCCAGGCGCAGCTGGCGCTGGACCAGGCCCGGGCGCGGCAGGCCGAGCTGGACCAACCAGGCCGGGATGGTGAGGCCCGCGAGGTGTCGGCGCTGGACCGCCGGTCGGCTGCGTTGTCGGTCGAGTCGGCTGAGCGCCGGCTGAAGGCGGTTTTGGAGGACCGGGCCGAGGCCGAGCGGGAGCTCGCCGAGGAGGAGGAGAAAGGGGTCGAGGGGTCCGCCGAGGTCGTCGCGGCGAAGGAAGCGGTCGAGGAGGCTGCGGAGAACGAGACGGCGGCTGAGGAGCGGCTGGTCGAGGCCCACGGTGCTGTGGCCGAGGCCCAGGAGCAGATGGCCGCCCGGGTGGTCGAGGCTCAGGCCCGTGTGCAGGAGGCGAACGACCGGGTCCGTGACGCTGCCGACCGGGTCCGCGACGCGGTCGACGGTGTCCGTGACGCTCAGCAGCGGGTCGTCGAGCAGCGCGAGGCCGTGGTGGAGGCCCGCCGGGCGGTGGCCGAGGCCGAGGACCAGGTGACAGAGGCACTGGTCAATCAGGCGATCGCTCAGGAGGAGCTGAACACGGCGCTTGGCAACAGCCAGGGCGCGCTCGATGAGCAGATCGTGAAGCTGTTGGAGCTGGCCGGGCAGATGGAACCGGGGTCACCGGTCCGTCAGCGGCTGATGGAGATGGCCGAGGAGCTGAACGCGCTGACGGCCCGGCCGTGGACGATCCATCTGCGCACGTCGCTGGTCGCCGCGGATGCGGTGGCCGGAGTGGGCGACTCGGCGCTCGACCTGCTGGAGCGGGCGACGGGCGGCCGTGCGATCGGCGGTGCCGTGGGTGCCGGTCGGAAGGTGGTCGTGGGCGAGAAGCGCCCGGAGATCTTGGAGTTCGGCCCGACGACCACTGGCACGGTGCGCACCCCGGAGCAGGAAGCGGTCGAGCAGCGGCAGGCGGCGGCGTTCGCTGAGCGGGAGTCCCGACGGGCGGGCCGGTTCGGCGCCGACCGGGGAGCGGTGTCGGCTCGTGACGTGTCGTTGACCTTCCAGATCACCGAGGCCCACTCGGCCCAGGCGACCGCCGACGCGACCGCGGCGAAGGTGCTTGAGGTGCTGGATCTGGAGGTGGCGCACTGATGCCGTCTCCGCTGACCGGCCCGTACCAGTTCGCGGTCGAACCGGCCGAGGGTTCGCCGGTGGTGTTCGGGCACGACTCGCCGGTGCCCGAGGTGAGCTTGCTCAAGGTGTCGGGGCTGGGTTCCCAGGTGGTGGCCCAGGCTGTAGCGCGTGCGCTGGCGCCGGGCGCGGCGGTGGGTGTCGACACGCCAGGCACGATGCCGGTGAAGCTGGACGTGGAGATCTTCACTCCAGGCGACGACGAGGACGCTGGGGCCTGGTGGCTGGCGTTGTCGGATGCGTTCGCCGCGGTCGAGGTCGGCGCTGCGCTCCGAAAGCTGTGGGTGTGGCTGCCTGGCATCGGGCACCGCGAGCTCCAGGGCCGGCCGCGGGGCGTGTCCGATGACGGGCTGGTGTCGCTGCCCCACGGCTACATCGAGATGACCTTGGCGTTCGACGTCACCACTGGGTCGCTCGGCGAACCGATCGTTGAGGAGGAACCGTGACCGCTGTGGCCCACTGGTACCGCGAGGGCCTGGCCCGCGTGTCGCCGTCGACCTGGGAGACCTTGCCGATGGAGCTGGCCCTGGTCGGGTCGGGGTCCTTCTCGTTCGACATCGACGACACGGCAGCGACCCAGCTGGACCTCGACACCTACGAGCTCGACGTCGACAACTACGTCCGCAAGGCAGCGGCCCCGGGCACCCCGACGTGGGACTCGCCGGTGTGGCGGCTGCCGGCCGGGTCGTTCGTGTGGTCGGCGCTGGGAGTCGACGAAGACGTGTTCGGGGCAGTGCTGCTCGACGTCACCGATGACACCGACGACACGACGAAGGTGCCGCTGGTGTGGTTCGAGTTCGTCGACGAGTTCGACGATCCGACGCCCGACGTGCTCGACGGCGGCACCTACACGGTGACGGTGTCGACGTCGGGCCTGGCGGTGGTGCAGGCCGGTGGCTGAGCTGGGCCCCGCGGTCCTCGAGCTGGAGGCGCCGCAGGCGAACACAGCCGGCATCGGGGTTCGCACCGGCGATCACGAGCTTCGGGCGTGGGTCACCGAGGTCGGCGGCCCCCGCCTGTTCGAGGTGCCGGCCGAGGCAATCCTCGACGTGTCCTGGTCGAAGGGCCTCGACAAGACGAGCTCGGCGACGGTCGTGATCGACCGGTACTACCAGCTCGAGGACGAGTCATGGCTGCAGAACCGGTTCCAGCGGGTGGTGACCGAGGTGCAGATCGGCTGGGACGGCCTGATCAGGGCGTGGGGGCCGGTGCTCGATCGGGTCCGCACCCCGGGCGAGGTGCCGTGCGCTGTGAAGACGTCGGGCTGGCCCTACTGGTACGGGTGCCGGCTGATCGGCAACGAGCAGCCGACCTGGTCGCGCGAGTGGCTGGTGAACCCGCAGTTCGCTGACGACCTCGACGGCTGGACCACCCAGGGCACCCCGACGCTCGACACCGGCGACTTCGAGACCGGCACCCAGTCGGTGCAGCTCGAAGACGGCGACACGATCACCCAGCGGGTGTGGGTCGGTCAGTCGCCCGAGTACCAGCTGCGGGTGTGGGTCCGAGCGAAAGTTCCCGAGGGCGTCGACGACACGGCCGAGGCGGTGCGGGTGTTCGCGACCGGGCTGGACGGTGACACGCCACGGGCCCGCCAGGTGTGGGGCGACGCTGAGACGCACACCGACTGGACGTGGGTGATCGTCGACGCGACCGTCCGCCACCCCGCCGGCGCCGCGCCGAAGGGCATCCACGTGCAGGTGTCGGGCGGCCCGGGCGGCACGGTGAAGGTCGACCAGGTGATGATGCAGATCTCCCCGGCGCATCTGCCGGGCGGTGGCCGCGGGGGCCAGACCCGGGCCCGGCAGCTGTCGCAGCGTCTGGCCTTCCAGTCGCTGGTGAACGTGGTCGGTCCGGACTTCAACATCCGGCCAGCGGCCACGCTCGATGGCCGCACGATCAACGCCCCTTGGGCGAACCGCCCCGACGTGTTCGCCTCGGAGGGGTTCCGTCAGCTGACCGACGCCGACGAGGGGATCGAGCGCACGGAGCTGAACACCGACACGGACCGCATCGACCTGATGTCGGATCTGATCGGTGTGACCCACGATCCCGAGGCAGTGACCCTCCGGGTGCGACTCACCGACGGCGGTCCTGGCAACTGCTCGCTGATCGGGCCGATCAACGACGCCACCGGCCGGCCGGTGTCGGAGATGATCGTGATGGGCGAGGAACAGTTCTGGGGGTCCTACCGCGACGAGGCCGCCTACGCCGGGCTGTTGCTCCAGGACCTGGCGCAGGCCCCCACCGGCACCCCGACCTCCGAGCTCGACAAGCGAGCCAAGCACCTCCTCGACGAGGGCCGGGCCGACGACCTGTCCACCGTGCTGAGGCTCGTGGTCGAGGACCTCGACGTGGCGTCGCTGCTCGACGTCGGCGACCGGGTGCACCTGGTCCTCGACGACGGCCCCGACCAGATCGACGGCATGGTGCGGATCCAGTACGGCGACTGGGCGCCCCTGTCTCCTCAGCCGTTGGGGATCACCGTGGTCCCGTGGAGCGAGCCGTGATCGAGCGCCCGGGCTTCGAGCGTCTCGCCTACGACATCGACAGGCTCGTCAAGCGGGTGTGGAGCCTCGAGCGGCGGTTCCGGGATCAGGCGCTGGTGAGGTTCTTCGCCGACCTCGAAGACGTGCAGGACCGCACCGACGAGCACGCTCCGTTGACGCCGGGCGACGTGTGGGGCCTGAACCCCGACGGCGAGTGGGACATCATCACCCCAGAGGGCGAGGGGGGCGGCCCGGGCGCGTACGCGTCGATGTCGGTGGCGGGCCTTTGGGACGGCTCCGCGGTGTCCGGGGACCGGATCGAGTGGAACCTGGCCACGTCGGGCTACGAGCTGAGCCTGATCAACTCCGGGTCGTACCCGGGGATCGTGCGGGGGATCTCGGTGACCGAGCCGGGGATCTACCTGGTGGAGGCGTCGGTGACCGCCACGATGGCGGGCGGGTCGGGCGACCTGTTCGTGCTGGCTGCCATGGAGAACGGCGCGGGAGGCTCTTGGCAGATGGGCGCCGGCGACTCCGACGACTGCCGCCCGGCGATCGTCGTCTCGGACACCGGCACCGATGGGGCGTCGGTGTCCCAGCTGATGCCGCTCGGTGACGGCACGTCGGCCTACATCGACATCGACCTCGGCTCCGGTGTCACCGATTGCGCCTGGCGGCTCCAGGTCGCGTTGATGCACCCGGCTGACGTGCTGACCGGATCGTGCGCTGCCTAACCCACGGATGGTGACCAGATGGTGAACCTGAGGATCAACGCCTCCACGCCCGTCGCGAAGATGGCCCGGGCCACGGCGACCATCACCGCCCTGACCGGACCCGCCGGCGCCGCGCTCGAGGACCTGTCGGTGGTCGGCGGCAGCGACGAGGTGCAGCTCGGCGCTGCCGGTACCGTCACGGTGCCGCTGGCCACCGAGACCGCCGCCGGCGACCCGATCATCTGGGAGGTGACCGCCGGCCGGATCCGCCGCCACCTCGACCTCTCCGGCGCAGACGACGACGCCACGGTCGACTGGGGCGACACCACCTACCAGGTGCTCGAGCCGCCAGCCCCGTCGGACTGGGTGCCGGTCCAGGGCCCGCCCGGCGTGGTGACGCTTGCCGGCACCGCGGCTGACGCCGGCCTGGTCGAGCTCGACGACGCCGAGCTGACCGTCGACGTGCCGGCGGCGTCCGACGTGGACATCGACGTGTCCTCGATCGGGCTCGCTTCGACCAAGACCGAGGCGGCGATCCTCGAGCTGGCGGCCGGGCTCGCCTCCTACACCGACAGCGCGAAGGCTGAGGCGATCGATCACGCTGACGCCGTTGCTGGCGCAGCGTCCGGGCAGGCCGGCATCGGGCAGCGCTACGCCTGGCACGCGCAGCGCATGGCCTTCGCGGCGACGACCCGCCACCCGGCGATCGTCCCTGCCGGGCCCCCGACGGTCGCGGTGACGAACGCCGAGTGGACCGGCGCCGGGCTCGATTACTGGCCGGACGGGTCGCTCGGGTTCGTGACCGTCGGCGGCACGACCTACGCGATCGCGTCGAACGGTCCGGTGACGTCGGTGGTCGAGTCATCCCCGGGCGACACGCTCGGGACGGTGATCGCCGACGACATCGCGCTCGCCACCCTCGAGCCCGCGGACTACGCCGCGGGCGGGCCCGTGTACCACGACACCGGCTCGGGCAAGGTGGTGATGCTGTGGCACGGCGAGGACCACAGCGACGCCGGGTTCGTGTCGTTCCTCGGGCTCGCGGTCGCTGACGAGTCCGACCTGACGTCGTGGACCGATCTCGGCAGGGTGGTCACGACGACGATCGACCCGTCGTTGGAGGTGCAGCACGACCTCGGTGGCGGGTCGCTCGCGGTGCTCGACGGTCACCTGTACGTCTACTACCAGGATCGGCCGTCGACGCTCGATGCCGACGTGTGGGGTCTGTCGGTCGCTCGTGCGCCGCTGGCCGACGTGATCGCCTGGGCTGACGGCGGGCCGGCTGCGTCGTTCGCGAAGTGGCACGCCGACGGTTGGGGTAAGCCGGGCGTCGGAGGTGAGTCGACGCCGGTGCTGCCCGGTGCCGCGTACCTCGGCTGGTGCCATGCGGTCACGCTCACCGACCACGACCGGGTGCTGCTCGTGTGGGCGGCGAAGGCCGGCCCGACCGACGTGCCGTCGCAGTGGGCGGTGTTCGCTGCGCTGTCCGAACCGGACGACCCGACGACGTTCGGAGAGGTCGGCCGGATCGTCGAACCCGCCCATCGGAAGATCGCCTATGTCACGGTCGCCGCACCCGACTACGCGTCGAGCAACGAGGTCGCCGGCCCCGCGGTGACGCTGCTCACCGTCGAGTCGGTCTCCGGCGCGTACACGGTCGCCCCGGTGGCGGTGTGGTCCGACGCTGAGCTGATCGCCCGCACCCTGTACGTCGCGCCCGGCACGTTCCTCGTCCCCGGTGCCGCTGCGGTCGGCGCCGGGCTGACCGTCACCGGCCCCGCTGTGCTCGACGACGGCGCAACGATCAACGACGGCGCCACGGTCAACGGCGTGGCAACGGTCAACGGCGACTTGGAGCTCGTCGAGAACGGGGCAGGCCTGAACGGCTCTGTGACCGCCCGGTCTTTCCGCCCGGTCGACGTCTCAGCGCTGCCGGGGTCGGTGCCGCCGGGGCCACACACTTTCGGCCAGACGTGCCGGATCGGTGGGCTGCTGTACCTGTGCATCGTCGAGGGCGAACCGGGCGAATGGGCTCCGGTCGGTCACGGCGGCGTGTCCGACTGGACCAATGTGTCGGGGTTCACCAACGGGTGGGCGTCGGTCGGCGGTGCCACCAACACGCGGTACCGGCTCGTCGGGGTGAACGAGGTCGAGCTGCTCATGCTGATCGGCTCCGGCACGAACGGGACGTCGGCGTTCACGCTGCCCGCCGGGCACCGCCCGACGTCGACGGAGCTGCGCGTCACCACAGCGACGAACGTGCTCGCTCTGGCGAACGTGAAGGCGGCGACGGTCTACCTGAACGCCGACGGGACCGTGGTGTGCGACGGGATCGACGGCACCCGCCCGCACCTGCCGCTGCACACCCGGTTCATCCGAGCCCTGTGAGCGGCGGCAAGGCCTCCGCTCTCGAGCAGGACGTCGACGGCCTGCTCGCCAGCTGAGACGCCGCCCCAACTGAGACCACCCCGACGCGCCGGCCGGGGCCGATCGCCGCGCACCACAACCCCCTTCCGGGAGGAACCATGGATGTCCTGTTCGCCGCGCCCACCCGGGCCCGGATCTACTCGGCGCTGAACGCCCTGGCGCCGATCGCCATCGCCTACGGGCTGGCCACAGCCACCGAGGCCGCTGTGCTGGTCGGCCTGGCGGCCGCTGCGCTCGGCAACGGCTTGGCCACGATCAACGCCCACAACGCCCGGGCGTGGCTCTACGGCATCGCCTCAGCGGCCGCGATGGCCGCGGTCGTCTACGGGCTGGCCAGCGAGGCCGAGGCGGCGCTGTGGGTCGACCTTGCCGCCGCGGTACTCGGTGTGACCGGCACCGGGGTGGCCCGGCTGCACACGAGCCCGCTGACCGAGGCCGAGCAGCTGACCAGAACCCACAACGGGCCCCGCCCCGAGGACGGAGAACAGCCATGATCCGCGCCGACGTCGAGGCGGTCATCGCCACCGCCGAGTCCCAGCTGGGCGTGAACGAGCACCCGGCCTACTCGAACCGCACCCCCTACAGCTCGTGGTACGGGATCATCGGCCCCTGGTGCGCCATGTTCGTGTCGTGGGTGTTCTGGCACGCCAACTGGCGGCTCCCAGCGATCCGCACCGCGAAGGGCTTCGCGTACTGCCCCGACATCGTGAACTGGGCGAAGCGCCACGGCTGCTGGCGGTCGAGCTCGTCGGGCTACGTGCCCAAGCGCGGCGACATCGTGCTGTTCGACTTCATCGGCCGCCCCTCCCATGTGGGGATCGTCACCGGGCTGACCCGGGACGGCCGGGTGGCCACGATCGAGGGCAACACCAACGCGGCCGGGTCCCGCACGGGCGGCTCGGTGATGCGCCACCACCGGGCCCGACGAGGGTCGACCATCGGCTACGTCGAGGTCACCCCGACCGCGGCGACGTCGGGGATCCCTCACGAGATCATCCGCCCCGGAGCGACCGGCCCACGGGTCGCCGCGGTGCAGTGGACGCTCAACGTGCTCCGCCCGTTCACCGGCCGCGGGCACCTCCACATCACCGACCCTGCCGGCTACGGCGGCACCACCGAGTCGGTCGTGCGGTCGTTCCAGAACTTCGCCCGGTCGATGCAGGTCCTCGCCGGCGAGACCGACGAGGACCGCCTCGTCGACGTCGACGGCATCTGGGGACCCCAGACCGCCCAGGCCGCCGAGTTCTGGGTGCGGCTCGTCCCGTGAGCGAGGCAGGGATCGTGGCAATCACGGTCGCCATGATCGGAGCGGTCGGCTCCGCCGGCGCCGTGGTCGCCGCCGCCCTCGCGAAGCGGCTCGAGCGGCGCATCGGCGAACCGAACGGCCACGGTCCGCTTCACGAGGCTGTGTCGGGAATCGCCCACCAGGTCGAGGACCACGGCGACCGGCTGGACCAGATCGCGGAGGCTCAGCGAACCCTGGCGGGCGGGATGGCCACGATGCTGAGCGGCCAGGCCGGCCAGGACAACCGCCTGGCGGTGCACGATGCCGAGCTGGCAGAGCTGCGCCAGCGGCTCAAGGAGCTCGCCCACCAGCCGCCGTGACCTAGGGTCCCGGGCTCGGCCCCGCCGCCCGCACTCCCTTCCCGCCGCGGGTGGCGGGGCCCACCGCCGCCCTGGCTACCATCCTGTGCTCGAAGCCCCCGCCTCCCCGGTCCGCCGCCGGGTTGAGGCGGGGGCTTCGTTCGCGTTCAGGTGGCTCTACAGGCCGCGCCGGTACTGCTCGGTGGCCTCCGTGGCGACGAGCACCCAGTCGGCGTTCCCGAGCTCGTAGACGACCGCCTGGGCCTCGGCGAGCGTGGCGAGCTGCAGCGCCTCCCGGCGATCGCCGGTGACGATCGGCCGGCCCTTGTGGACCTCGCGCACCCACCCCGCCCCCTTGGCCGCCTTCAC